ATAACTTAATACTGTAAATAAATCTCCACTATCATTGGAAGGTATTGAATAATGGTCGAATACAATTAAAAGTTGTTTAGATGGTTCTGTTGTATCTTTATTTCTAATAATTCTAGAATAATCATAATATTGATTTTTTTGCCCTTTATCAAGAGTATATGAATTTGTAATATCTTTATATTTTCCGGGAGTAATAGATTCGATCTCTGTAATTATATTGGAATCCTCAAATACTACAGATTCTTCAATTAAAAATCTTTCAGGATTTAAATATACAATTCCTAATACGTTAGAAAATGGTTTGGAGACGACTCTAGCGATTGCCTTGCTATTTTTCCCTAAAATATTTTCACCAATAATAGCATTTGTACTTACATCAGAACTAGATGTAAATTGTATTTGATCTAGAACTGGTGCCGAGGAATCAAATGACTCATATATTGATATTATTTTTACCACATCTGGATAGTTTAATGATATTTCTTCATCTTGAACTCTTAATCCATAAAATTGATTATATGTGAGACCATCTCCGATTGAAGAGCTGATTCCTGATCCTGATTGTGGATATTTTGATCTTGCTACGGTTAAAGTTCTACTTCTATCATATGTCTTTATTATACTCTGAATTCCATTTTTAACTAATGTAGTATTTACAACAATATTTGATTGTGATGGGATTAATCCACTAATTGTAACAGTATCATCACTTATTAAAAATTGATCCGAAGTTACTGTACCAATTCCACCTCCACTGTAATGTACTGAATATCTCTCTTGATCAAACGATGCAAAAAATGCACTAGTAATGCCACTAACTGCTGATAAATTAAATGTCATTACCCCGCTACCATTTGTAGACTCTCCTGTTATCTGCTCAGAAAGTGTCAATAATGATCCAGAAAGATTTACCGAAGAAATATTATAATTGGGAAGTTCAGCATATAAAAATCCTGAATTTTCATTTCTTATGATTGGAGCACCAATAAAGATATTACTATAAGTTCCATTTGTGACTGTACCTGAGTATACCCCAGGAACACTAGGACTTATGGATGCGATAGTTAATGACGTACCATCAGTAGAAACTGCTGTTACTCGATTGAATGATTCATCTCCAGTTGTAGTTTGATATCTAATAATTGATCCAACTTTTACTCCGGTAAAGAATTTTCCTGGACTTACTAATGTATTTCCTCCACTAATAGTCACCTGAGTGACTCCATTTGGAAATGGAAATCTTTCTAGTAAACAATCAGCAGTAAAATCTACTGGAAGTCCAGATACTGCAGTTGTTTGTTTTACGGATTTGATATCTTCTGTAGAGTATGTTGTTACTGTTCTAATACTTCTTGAAAAATCTAAACCATTAACAATTAATTGCTCTCCAACTGAGAAAGTTCCAGAAGTTTGTCTTAAATTAATTGTTGCAGAATCACCTCCTGCAGAAACCGCATACCCACTAGCACCACTACTCTTTCCTTTTACAAATGATGTTGCTGGTAATTCTGAGTTAGATACGGGAGAATTTAAAACAAGAGTTGTATAAGTTTGAATGTCATAAAGATATAAATCCCAATTAGTAGCATCATTTGCATATGGAGCATCCGTCAGACTAAAACTATATACTCTTGCGTTACCAATTACAGTTCCAGTAGAATTTAGTTGATTATATAAATCTATATTATTTTTATTTTTTGGAGTTCCTGATACATTATTAACTCTTAGATTATTCCCCATTTCAAAAGGAATATTTTCAGTTTGAATCAGTTCAGTATCTCTTGGCTTTTCTACATCAAGAATCGTTGTTGATATTTTTGAAACATCATATCCCCTTACATACGCTTTTCCTGGAGATATTTTTAAGCACATCAAGTTTTCTGATGGTACATTATTTTGTTCTGTAGTCTCTTCATCAAAAAATAATCCATTATTTCCTAACCTATCATTTAGAGAATTATTTACTGTTACATTAAATGGTTCAACTGTATAATCTCCTGACTCATCATAAGTTCTTTCTGCAATATAATCTTTAATTATATTGTATTGAGTCTTTGTTTCAATTTTTTTAGTTTTTCCATCTTCAACTCTTAATAATTCAACAAAATCAGTATCATTAGTATCGGATATTAATTTTTTAGTTAAAGTTAAATTAATCTTAAATCTATCTGCTCCTGGTGCGGCATAGTTTGTAAAACCTTTAGATGGATCATATAATGAACTATCGTCCTTTGCACTAAGAATTAATTCATCAATTTTTAGTCCAATTCGGTATGAAGGTGTGTTTGTATAATGATCTAGAATTATAGTTTGTTTATTTATATTTACAAAATATCCCCTAATAAAATAAACTCCGTCACCAATAGATGCGGATGATCCGACAGATGTCGCATCTGATGAAATTAATGATGCAAATGGAGTTCCTGCATTGATTGTGGTATTTCCATAAGTTATATTTTCTTCTGCGATTAATGATTCACCATCTTGAAAAGGATTAAATTCAAAATTACTATCAGAATCTAAGTATTTTACATATATTGTTAAATCTTCTACATTTATTTCATCAGGAAATGAGATAAATTGAATTATTGCAGTAGTTCCTGATACTTGACCTGTTATTTTTTTACCAATAAAATTATTAATATAAAGAGAAATATCAACTCCAAAATTAGTTGGATTAAGTTTTACTGAATTAAAATTTCCATCATAGGCAATATTGCCCGGAATCACCATAGAACCTTCTTTAAAGATGTGACTTCCAAAAGTTTTTACTTGATCTTGTAAAATCGATTGAAGAGTTGTTAGTTCTCTTGCTTGCACCGGATATCCGGGTTTAAACAAAACTTTATAAAAATTCTTCGAAGAATCGAAATCATCATAATAAGGACTGATATTTAAATCTGTTTTTTGTGCCATTTTTGTTTAAAATTCCAAGATAATTTTAATGTCTTCTTTTTGTCTAATATCCCGTGTTACCAGGGGTCGATTATCGATATAAATTATATCTCCTGTCTTTTTATTTATCTCTGGATTAGCAAGACCTGATGTAAAAGACACTCCTAAGTCTATGACTTTACTTCCAATTGTAACTTTATTGGAAGTAAATGAAGTATCAACTGAACCGGAATATGGAGAAATAGGTCCCCCAGTAGATTCAAAATTGTAAATTTTAGATTTAGTGGTGACACTGTTGTAATCGGTTTGATTTAAATTATTTCCGAAATACAAAGATCTATCTTGAAAATATTTCAAAACCTTAGTTTCACTATCATACGAAGCTACATAACCTCTTGCAGTTCCACCAGATACTTCTTGAGTAATTTCTTGTCCGATAACTGGAGTTCCAATAAAATCTGAAGTTAATTTAATCGCACCAAGAGATGAATACTGATTTTCTGTAAAGATAACAGTATCTGATGAAAAAGTAGTTGGATTTTTAATAATTCCGACCTGAGCAAATTTTGTATCTGTTGGAAAATCTTTTGTAGAATCATCAAATCTTGCATATATTAATACCTTATCTGATCCTAATTCAGTATAAAGATCATATCCATGTCCTCTAGATGGCGGAATAATCGGTATTAATTTTGCAGGATTAGGTATACTTCCTACTGGTTGAATACTACCCAAATCAACTATACCCCAAGTATATCCATATCCACCAGAAACTACTTGAGTGGATATAATTGATCCACTACTATTAACAGTGATTGATACTCTACCACCAAGTCCATCCCCAAGAATATCAACAACACCTGAACTGTATCCACTTCCACTATTTTCGATATATACTTTTTTAATTTGATTTTGATTTGTGGATCCAGAATTACCATTCTCTCTTACGCTAATAATTTGAGAATCTGTTGATGTATCCCAATTATTAGGTGTAACTATATATTCTGTAGAATCAAACTTTATAATATCACTTGGGGAGACTGAAAATAGATATTTCCAAACATATCCATCTCCACTTATTCCTGCCGAAGATGGTTCCAAATCGGTAAATGTAGGTTCATCTTGAGATTTATTTCCCTTTAAATTTGTTCCAGAAGATCCATTATCTATGCAAATATAAACTCTAAAATCACTATTAATTACATAATAATTAGAATCATATACTCTACTTGAGTTTGAATTTGGTGTTGGATTTTGAATACTATAATCGTGTCTATACATCTCATAGGATGTATTAGAAGTCCAATTAACTTTTCTTATAAGTCTTCTTATATTACTACTTATAATTCTTTTTCCAAATAAAGAGGTATCTCTATAATGACTTAAATATTCTAAATTATCTGTTGGTACTGGAACATCAGAATCCCAATTAGTATTTCTACCACCAAAATATCCATTTAGTGTTGGGTTATCTAATCCCAAAAAAACATAATACGAATCATTTCCACTTGTTACAGAATTAATAAAATTACTTGCGTTCAATATTCTAAATTTATCCGTTACTATTGCTGCCATATTGATGTTTTTAGATATTTATAAGAGTTTTGGAAGTGCTCCGGTTTGTCTAATACCTATTCCTCTTCTTTGAATAGTTGCAAAGGTTGATAATCCAACATCCACAGTATTTCCAGATACTCCTATTGATATTGGAGAACTTGAGCGAGTAAATCCTGATAGTTTTCCCCAGGAGTATTTTCCAACAGGATTTAATACACTTCCAGAACTAGAAAGACCAATTACCGACGTATCTGATCTTATATTACAAGTAATAATTCCAACTGTGCCATTTGAAGAAAATTGATGAATATAATAAACATTATCCACAAAGGTTGTTCCAATTCCAACCACTGCAGAATTAGAAGTATCAATAGAAGTTACTCCATTT